TGCACGTGCGCCGCTGGTGGTACCAAAGCGGTTTGGCCTCCGTGGGTACCACTTTGTTAACAACAAACGGCTCGACCTCCATCTATCGCCCCACGATAGTAGCGCCCCGCAATAGCGGCAGCGCAACGGCTTTGCCTCCACGTTAACCAGTGGCTCGGCTAGTGCATCATATCAAAGTACCACGGCATCCCTCTGGATTGCACTGCAAAATTACAACGGCTTTTTTTACCGACCAAACAATTTTACAAATTTTTTTTCAATAAAGAAATAACTACCTATCTAATAGTTTGTTTTTCAAGTGATTAAGGTGTGAATTTTTTTTTGATATTTTTTTGTTGTTTAGATTGAGTCTAAATGAATTGTTTGTAACGGATTGATTTATAGGCAATACGAGCAGCGGCAATTAAATAGTTGTTTTCAAACGCTTTTATACCTTATATATAATATATAGGAATGAATAATGGCCTCGTTGTGGTGTTGGTTGGGTGTTATTTATGTACATGTGTGGGTATTAGTGGAAAATGCCCGTAAGAGCCACACAAACGGCTCGTGTTGGCGTTTTGTGGTGTTGTGTGGGTAACTATACATCTGGAGCAAATAAAAGCCGTCACGCGCCATTTATGGCAATTTGTCTAATTTTCTTATACAACTATATTTAAACATAATTTAACTATATATAGGTATATTATCTACTATATAGATAACTAACTAATTGACTATCAATTAATAAACATCTATATTTTATATATTTTAAACCTAATTGTATAGTTACTAATAACTAGCTACTTTATTATAGTAACTAACTATGTATTTAGTTACTTACTTACTATTATATTATAGTTATTAGCTAGCTAATTAAGTAGGTAGTTAAATAGTTAGGTTATTAGTTAGTTACTAGTTAGTTATTAGTTAGGCGGTTTAGTTAGTTTAGTTAGTTAGTTATTAGATTAATAATATTATTTAGATTAATAATATTATTGCTTGCAAAATTCAATCGTTTGAGCGTGTTGTCGTGCTCGTGGTCCAGTGGGGTGTTGCTCATGTGTTGGGCAATGAGTGCGAGAGACAGCAACGAGTGAGGCGTGGCGGGGTGTTGGTGTGGGTGTTGGCCTCAGGCCTCAGGGGTGTTGGTGTGGGCAATGGTCGGGCGGTCGTGTTGGGGTGTTGGTGCTGTCTCCATGTGGGCCAGGGCCAGGTGTGGGTGTTGTGTGGTGTTGTGGCAATGGGCAACGAACATCACACACTGCCACGGGTCGAGGGTGGGCGACCCCCTCATGAACTTCGCGAAGTAGGGGAGGGGGGGGTATAGGGTGGGGGCATTGTGTGGTGCAAACACCCTATTTCCGAAAAAAAGAAAAAAATTTGAAAAAATCAATTTTAAGCCCGTTTAATGGCATGAAAATTTCTCGGTGGTATAGTTGTACCATTTTGTGATTAAAGTTGCTTAGAATGTATGCCAGTGGGCTTAAAATCAATTTTAGGCTTGTGGGTGTAGGTGCAATTTCACAAAAGTGGGTAAAAATTTGGTGATTTAGTGGAAAAGTTAGTACTTTTGTGGTGTTGGAACAAACTTTTTTTGGAAAAATGGAAGAAAACAAAATCAAGTTGGGTCATCAGGTGGATGGCAATCACTATGAAAAATTAAAGATTCAGCCGTTTGAGTATGGGTTTTACAATGATTTGGGCTGTCTTGAATTTAGCGTTGTGAAGTACATAACGAGGCATGGTGACAAAGCTAAGGATAGGGATGTATTGAAGGCGATACACTGTTGCTGTATGTTGTTGAGGATGCGGTATGGCTATGATGATGCCAAGTTACAATCATCTTTGTCGGGTTTTGTTGATTCTGGAAAATCCAATAAGTAAATTTGCTATATTGAAAAATAGTTTGTATCTTTGCCAAAAATTTCAAGTTGTCGATTATGGCTGATATACAGATATTGGGCTTCATACGTCAAGTGAAATACTTGCAGGATGGTTGTCTTGTGTTCATTGATGAGTACAAGAGTGGGTACAAGCGTTCCAATGGTGAGGTTGTTGATGAAAAGTTCTTGTCTTGGCGTTGTATTTTCTCTGGGTACTTCAAGAATTTCATCAGCAAGCACTTCGGCAACGGCATGTTGGTGCAGGTCAAGGGTGAGGCTTTGCCCTATGCCATTGAACACGACAAGGCTATTGACGGTTATTCTGTGATGGGTCAGACAATAAATCGTGCTTCATATCCGAAGTCTGGTGCAAGGGCTGAAATGCGGATGGTCAAGGAGTCTGAGGCGTTTATGGAAAGTCGTGATGAAAAGCCAGACCTGGATGGCTACAACCAAGAAGATTTCTAATTAGTTTACTGGTAACAAGATAATTGCAATTATTTATGGAAGAAAAGAAGAAAGTTGAACAAGAAGAACAGGGATTGGATTATTCCAAGTTCAAGAAGGTCGAATTGGTTGGCATGTTGCTGGAGGCTGAAAAGTCTTTGTCCAATGCAAAGAGGGCGCTTAGTGCCGTTAAGTCAGAGCTTGATGACCTGCATGAAGAGGTGTCCAACCTTAGTGATGTGAACAGGAATCAACTTGCAACCATTTCAAGTCTTGAGGCAAGGTGCAAGAAGGTTGCTGATGAACGTGACAATTTCAAGGTTATTGCAGACAAGACAGACAAGATTGTCGGTGATTGTCGCAAGCGTGAGGATGCCTTGAAGTTGGAGCTTGACGGAGTTTCTAATGAGTTGGCAACGCACAAAGAGAAATACAATACTTGCCTTGAGCGTTTGAATCAGGAACAAGACAAAAGCAAGGTGCTTGATGCACAGGTTGTCAGTCTAAAGAAAGAAATTCAGCGCATTAGGGACTATGCCGATGATTTTGAGCACAAGTTCGTTGCTTTGGTTAACCGAAACTGGTGGCAAAGGTTGTGGAACAAGGATGTTGACAAGTAAGTGTTCATAATTTTTTGATTTAGTTAATGTTAATGTTGAAAAAGTGCGGCATGCTCATCCCGAGCAACCGCACTTTCATCTTACTAATAATAATTAACTAAACCCATGTAAGAACTAAACAAATGAGATAATCAAAAAAGACAAATCCATTGCTACTAAGATGTCATTGTTATATTTTCAAGGCAGTGCAGTTTGATAGTGCCGAGTGCGTAGTTTGCCGATTTGTTTCGTTGTAGTTTCATTGTTGTAGGTTCGTAGCTGTCCAAGCAAACGCAATGAGCGATGACGTTGTTTTGGTATCCAGTGCGAATCCACACGTCTTTGTCGGTAAGGTATTTGACGAAAAGGTCGTGTTGTGTCTTAACGTCAATGTTGTTGCTTGCATAGCGTTGATGAACAAGGAAAGTCACTTCGATGTCCACGTTTTCACGTATTATGATGCCATCGTTTGATGTAACGATATAATCTTCTTTGTCGCTATTAATCCACTGTTCATGATAGACGTTCACGGCTTTACCTTTTGACGCAACACCGCTTACTTGCAAGACACGAACACCGTCAAAAAGTGTTGTGATGTCTTGAAATTCGTCGTTTTCGGTGTTTTTTATGTAGTAAACTCCTATTAGGTCGTTGTTTGCCATATCAATAGTTTGTCACAATCTAAGTTCTTTGTTAAATTCTTTAATTCGTTTCGACAAGCAGTATTTGCCGTAGTTGACTTTGCACTTGTCGCTGTATTTGTAGATGGTTGCTGAGCAGGTTTCGTCGGCATCTTCTATCGTGATTGTTGATTCGTCGAAAAGGTAGATGCGAGGTGAATTGAACCCGTCCATGACCAACCGTATATCGGAATTGTTTGAAATGTACAGAAACGGGCATTTGCAAGCTTTTAATTCCAAAGTAATATCCTTGTTCCACATAAGGGACAAAATGTCGGCAGACGGCCTTAAAATGCGATTTTGGGCAATATATAGCGCATAGGTGTACCCATCAACGCCATCAGCGTCCAAAATCTTGGTTTTTTCGTTGATGTAGTCCTTAAATTCCGATTCGATGTATTCCTTTGTGATGCCTATGCCGTTGTAGGCATAAGTAACCACATGAGGAATCGCCTGTTGGCTCATTGCGAGTGTGATAAGTTTTAACTTGTCATCACCCGCTGCTTGCCAATAGCCCTTCCAGTCAGAGCAAAGGCCATTGACAAGCGCAGCTTTGTAATATTTAAAGAGTTCAACGTTCATTGTGGTTGCAAAGTTAGGTCAATTTTTTGTATTTTGCAAGTGATTTTTAGACCATTTCCACACGCACTGCCAATCCGCTTGCATTTGACCAACCTTGCAGGATGGATTGGATGGACATTTGGACTTGGTAGGATTGCTGTAACTCAAAAAGTATTTGAGAGTTTGTTGCAATCGTCACATCGCCGCCAAAATTAATGAGAATGTCACGAATTTGGGTCAATATGTCGCTTTGGTAGTACACTTGTTGACTTACGCTATTTAGATATGCTTCAACAGCCGAGGCAGTTTCCTCTGTTATCGAAGATATTCCTTGTTGCAAGGCTGACAACTGTGGATTTGCACCGCCTTTGCTAATGATTCCAATGCTTTCAAGGTTGTTGTACAATCCCGTAAGCACATCATTGATGTTGACACCGAGAGCTTGCAACATTGTTGACAAGATTTGCAATTCGTTCATAGTGATTGCAACACCACCTTCACTTGTTTCGCTTGCAAAGTTGTCAACTGCGTCATATAAAGGTTGCAATAAAGTGCCTACCAACTTGCTTGCGATGGCTTTCTTGATTAGGTTTTGGGTAATGTCATCCATTTTACCTTCAATGGCATCAAGGGTGTTTTCTCCTTGTTTCCATGCGTCAACCCAAGTATCAACAAAGTCTTCTGCTGCTGATTTTACATTGCTGCCAAGCAAGTTTTCAACGATAGAATCGCCCAAGTCCTCGATTTCGTGATTGAGGCTTTGTAATGTTTCTTCGTATTGCTTTATGGCATCGTCATCACGGTCTTTGCTTCGCTTTGACTTTTCAAGCCGCATTTGGCGTTCAATTTCCGCTTTTTCTGCTTTTTTGTTGGCAATCAAGGCACGTTGTGCTGCGATTTCTTGGCTACCCATAGCCTTATCTACGGTGCGTTCAAGGTCTTTGTAAGCCATGTTTAGCTTACGCACTTCTTCTTGTGAATTTTCTATTTCACGATTGATACGCCTTGTTCTTGCTGCTCCATCACCAAATATACTTGCTATTGCATCGCCAATACCAAATACCGTCTTAATAGTTCCAGTAACTACACCGAACACGTCACCGCTTGTTGCCGATGAAACAATTTGATTCATGCCATCGCCAACTCCTTGCAAACTGTCAACAACCCCGTCAAAAGCATCGCCAAAGTCAGCTCCTGCATCTTTCAAGTAGTCACGCAGTTCACCAAGCGATTTCAAGTTAGTTGAAACTGTTTGTGCGAGTTTACCGATTTTGTCAACAAAAGGAACTTTTCCTGATTCTTTTTGCAAGTCAACCAATTCCTTATACAATTTGATGTACTCTTCGAGCTTTTTTTGGTCTTCATTACTGAGACCGCCTTGGTCGATGTCCTTTGCCCACAAGTCCTTTATTTTTGATTCAAGGTCTTGTATTTCTGGCTCAAATTGTTCCATGCGTTGTTTGGCTTCATCCATTGATATAGTGAATGCTGCAAAAGGATTGTCTTTCTTTTGTTCCCTTCGCAGTTTACGCATAGCATTGTTCAACTTGATGATGTCTTTCGGGTCGAGGTTTTTTGCAGCACGTTTGTATTCCCAAAGCCTATCAATAAGCATTTGCAAAGCCTTGTTGGTAAGGTTGCTCAAATCACCAGTTGCGGTAATCCAAGTAGCCGACTTTTGGAACTCGTCAAAGTCAAGTTTTGCCAATTCCCTTTGTTCTTTAAGGTTGATGGCATCAATAATTTCTTGACTTGCTCCGTGCTTTCTTGCCGTTTCACGTTCTTTCTCGGCTTGCTTTTGGATTTCAGTGCGCTTAGTTTCGTATTCAGCGTACTTTTCAAGCAACTTTTGCCAATCTGAAATGGTTTGCTTTGCATCCTTTGCATATAGGTCACGGGCTTCCTTTTGCATTTTTTTAATGCTTTCAATGACATTGCTATCCAAAGCAATCCCAGTCGCTTTTGACCACTCGTCAATATCGTCACGTAAGATGTCAAAAGTATTCAACAAGTCTTCTGGGCCAATATCAATGCCTTCGCCAAATTGAGCTTTAGCGATAGCCTTATCAACTGAATCTTGCATCATATCAACGGCTTCTTGGACAGTCTTAGGGAATCCAGTAGTGTCAATACCAAATGCTTGAGCGAACATATCGCCCAATTCGGGGTTAGCGTCAAGTTCAACGGCAAGTTCGTATTCTTCCTTGATTTTGCCAAGTTCGTTGTTAAGGCCTTTTGTTATCTTGTCAAGGTTGTATGTCTTGGCAGAAACAGTAAATTCTTCAATAACTCCCTCAACCGCTTTCATTCGTTCTATGTTGCTTAACCCCTTGCTTGAAAGAATGTCACGCAACGTTGTAAAGAATTTAAGCACAGAATTTGGGTCACGGCCTTTAATGATGGACAAATCGAGTTCAGGCAACTTATACTTTCGCATAGTTGCATTTATATGGCTTAAAGTATTGCCATAAGCATCTTGGACAAGTGCAAGTGCTTCTTGCTGGGTAACGCCCGCCTTGGTCAACTTGTCATATTCACTTTGCAATTTCTTGATTAGTGAAATTTCGTTTTGCAAAGCCTTGGCAAGTTCATCGCTTGATTTTCTGTTAGCCTTGTTTGACTTAGTGCTTTTGTCTTTCTTTTTGTTTAACTCATCTTGCGCCTTTTGTTCTTCTTTGTATTGCTTTTCTTTTGCAGCAGATGCGTATTGCAAAGCACGTTCATAGGCTTCTTCCCTTGTGAACATAGTGCCATTCACATTAATTTTGCCCATTCCTTCTGCTGATTTTGCAATGGCAGCAAAGTTTCTTGCCAATTTTTCAAGTTCTGGCAAAGACTTGTCAAACATCCATTGTGGCGGATTTTGTGCTGTAAGGCGCAAGTCAAAGTTTATGATATGGTTTTGTTCTGCAACCTTTACAATATCCATAATTCTATTGTAAAGTGATACTGCGTCCTTGGAATTGTTACGCAATGCACGGGCATTTGCTTCTACCTTTTGGGTAAAAGTCATAGTTGCTTCTGATGCGTCTTTTGAATACTTGTAGTTTTTTTCTACCGATTCATTGTGTAAGTCTTGTGCATGTTTTGCGTCAGATACAACATTGATGTAATCACTTACAATATTTGATTGTCTAAGTATTCCATCAGTTAGCCATTGGCTTTTTATCGTGGCTTCGCTAATGCCAATATGTCGCATCCTATCTTGAATTTCTTTCAAGATTTCATTAAAGCCTTTCTCCCATTCTTCGCCAGTTTTTCCAGCAATTAGTTGCACCCTATTTTGTACAACGCTCGCGATGATTTCGGAAATTGCCGCTGCATTTTCTTGTACTTCTTTTAAGTTTTTGGTGAATGGCAACCCTGATATTACTGGTTCGGATTGTGCCTTTCTAAGCCTTTCTTCCATTGTTTTTCTTGCGGCTTCAACGGCTTCTTCATATCGTTGCTCTCCAGACATTAGTTGGTTAGCACGTTCACGTTCTGCCGATTCTTTCTTTATGAGTTCAATGAGTTCTCGGCGTTTTTGGTTCACAACATCAATGCCATCACTTTCTTTTATTTGCTTAACTCCGTATTCGTCAAGAATGCCATTTAATTCACCTAATGCTTTTTTGTATGTCGAACTTGTTTGTTCTGAGCCTTTAAGGATTTTTTCAAGTGTTTTGACTTTGTTTAAAGCATTAGCCCCGTTTTCACCGAATGTCTTAACTTCCTGTGACGCTTCTTCGACCTTATCATTAAAAATGGTAAAGTAGGTAATCAAACCAGCCAATGCAGATGCAAGTGCAAGCACAACATTCGATGACATAACGGCATTGAATGTAGCCATAGCACCACTTGCAGATTTGATTGCTGCAATGTAGTTCTTGATGTTGATTAATGCTCTTGCACCCCAAGTTGCTGCATGGGTTGCGCCAACGAGCATTGAAACGGCTTTATAAACACCAAGCGCGACTCCTGCCGCTTTGATGGCTTGAATGACTTGTTTCCAATTTTTCAACATATCCCTAATGACTCCAACGCCACCACTAAGTATGCCTTGGTTTTCTTTACCAATGTCATTAAGCATATTGTTCCATGCAAGGTTCAAGTTTGCCAACTGAACTTTCAAAGTACCTGCTTGTTTTGCTTGGAAATCAAAGAATTTGCCACCTTCATCTGTTGTCTTTTGGATAACCCTTAAAACATCATTGTAGGTGACCATCTTCTTTTTCATCATGTCATAGACCTGTGTAGTGGTAACGGCTTGCTCACCAAATCGCTTTTGCTCTGTGTACATTTCAGCGAGCAAAGGCACGATAGCAAGACCAGCGTTTGCAAAGTCACGGGCATCACGGGCATTGAGAACGCCTTGTGCCTTAATCTGTCCAAGGTTGTAAACAAGACGTTCCATAGGCACTCCAAGTGCGGATGAAATGTCCGCCAGTCGTCTTGTAGTGTCAACAACTTCGTCTGCCGCAAAGTTATATGCAGACAACTGTTTTGCAGCAGTACCCAACTCAATCAACGTGAATGGCGATTTAAGTGCCATTTCATTCAATTCATTGAAGATTTGGCTACCACGTTCCATGTTATCCATAAGCACACCAAGAGACCTTTCAAGCAACTCATATTGACCACGAACTTCAAGTAATGAACGTGTAAATCCAGTAAGCGCACCAATGGTTAAAGCAAAAGCCAAACGATTCTTGATATAATTGAATGAACGACCCAAAGCATTATTAGAACTAATAAGGCTTGCATTTTTGCAAAGAATCTCGCTTTGCATCTTTGAAAGCCTCGAATATTCCATATTAAGTTGTGCTATGCCATTCTTGTCGCTGATTGGCATTTGTTGCCTTAATTGGCTTATCGCTTTCATCTTTAATGCTATGTCATCCAATGTTTTTTCTGACATAGTATTTATGGAAGCAAAACTAATGTTTGATGGTTGACTTGCAAGTCCTTGTTGTTTTTTCTTAACACTTTCAATCTTTTCTTCAAGCCTTTCGATGGCTCTATTCATTTGATTTACTTTGGGTTGAGATAAAATGCCCCTATTTTCAAGTTCACTTTGAAGCCTTTTTAGTTCTTTCACTTTAGCGATAAGAGCTGGCATGTTTTTTTCGGACATACCTAATGCTTTATCGACCTTGAGGGTTTCTTGTTCTCTGAGTTCTTTTGCGGCTTTTTTTGCAATTTTTGTCGCTTCTTCTTGGGCTTTTGCCCTTTCTTTCTCTTCTAATGCGGCTTGCTTTTGTTGCTCGGCGAGGCGTTTTGCTGCCGCTTCTTCATCCTTTATCCTTTGTTCTGCTTGCTCTACGGAGCGTTCCATTTCCATTTGATGCCAATTTGCATCAATCATGGCTTGCCCCATTTGCCTTATTTTTTCTTGAATTTCTTCATATTTGGCTTTTAATTCTTGTAGTTTTTCAGACAAGTCTCCTTTAATACCAAGACCAGTTGGTAAGCCCGCTTGTAGTTTTCTCATTATTTCGGAAAGCCTTTCATATTCCGAAATAATATACTTTAGGTTTTCGCTATCAGTAGGTGTAAGATTTGGCTTTTTTTCGAGTTCTGACCTGGCTTTAGCAAGTTGCAAGAGTTGCTGCTTGGTTTCATCAAAAGCCCTTTTCATTTCTGGATTGTTCGCTTGCGCTTGTTGAACTTTTCTAATATCAGACTCTAATTGATGAAGTTCCATCCTGTAATTTTGGATTTCAGTAGCATTGTCTTTTGCAGACGCTCTTCTCATTGCGGTAGCCAAGGCATCATAAGAAGCACCAAGATTGCTTATGCTTTGTGCTTCTTCTTTGTTCGATTGAGTACGCTTTTCTCCATTGCTTTGAGAAAAATTCAATTTATTCAATGACGATTGCATCTTGTTTACGGCATTGTCAACAGTTTTTGCTAAGTTGTTGAATTTTTCATCAACTTCACCGACCAACTTGTCGATACTTTTCGTCAATTCGGTATCGTCAAGTTTACCAGTTATAATTACAGCACCATTATCAGGCATAATCTATCTATATATCGTTGTTAAGTTGTTGTCTTACTTTTGTTTCTTTATGTTTCCTTGTGGTCGGTTGGTTGTGGCGGTAAATGTGCCATCATCATCCAACTTAAAACTGTTCAAGAAAGCCATATTCTTTTCTTGTGCTTCCAACTCTTTCTTGTAGCGTTCCCAAGCCTTTTTGTCACTACCTTTCAAGTATTTGGTATGCGTGTTGTCAACCGCCATGAATTGTATCTGCGCACAACTTAACTTGTATAGGTAATCGTCAAGCGTGTATTGTGTGAACGCCCTTATGAAGTCGGCTGCGTCCGCAATGACAGTGCTTCCATAAATTGTGAGGCTATCTCCGTTGATTTCTTCTTCCGCATCAAGAGAGAATCCGTAGCCATACTCACCGATTTTTTGAGTAAAAAAAAAGCCGATAAGTCTATGCTCTTGATTGCACCAAGGATGATT